CTGAATCCGAAGCATTTTAAAGTCAGGAGGATTGTTAAAAATGACCTGCCGTAACTGCCGCAAGGTAAAATATTGTCCTGAGAGTGACAGGGATTTGCCCTGCAGGTGTTTTGTAAAGAAAGGAAATGGAAATGACAATCGAAAAGCTGAAAAGATACAGAGAGTTAAAGTCAGAGCTTGAGGACGTTAACTGGAAACTGCAGACGGTATGTGGCAGTGTTCAGGGTTCTCAGGAAGATTATCCTTACATACTGCAGAACCATCATATCAGCGGTATTGAGCCTAAAAATTACAAATTGCTTGAGCGTAAATCTGATTTAAAGGCGCAGATTAAGGAAATTGAGGATTTTGTAAATGGTATTCCGTTTTACAAGGTCCGTAAGGCTGTACGGCTTTATTATATTGAACCGATTGATGAGAGTGGTAATAAATATACTTGGGAAAGAATAGCGGATATTCTTAATGATGGGTCTACTGGTGATTCGGTTCGTATGTCAGTAAATAGATGTTTACGAAATATTTTATAAAATGTTCGGAATGTTCGGAATGTTCGTTTTTCGTATGTTAAAATTATAATAAGGAATTTTACAATCACTTGTATTTCCTCATTACTTTTTCCCCTCTAAAAAATCAGATTCGTATATGCACCGGCAGCAGTCGGTGTGTATGGCAGAGTAGAGAAATGGTATCTCGCAAGGCTCATAACCTTGAGAATGTCGGTTCAAGTCCGACCTCTGCAACCAACAGTCTAAGTTTATCACTTCCCCGAAGACTGTCAAAAAAGCTATGGAAAGTGAACTTCTTATAATTTATATGCAAAGGCACCGTCTCCACAGGCGGTGTTTTTGTATGCTGTTTTATAAATCTATATACAAGTAGGTGGTGATATGAATGAACAAAATTTAATACCATTTTCAAAACGAACAGAGAGCGAACAGAGAGAAATCCGTTCAAAGGGCGGTAAAGCCTCCGGCAGAAAAAGAAGCATGAAAGCAATTGCCAAAAGTCTTGCTCAATCGAATGTTGCCGATGATGAAATAATAAAGCTCCTTGATATGTTCGGCATAAAAGACCGTGATTTTCAGACAGTAATGATATTTATGCAAATGCTCAAGGCTTCAAAGGAAGGTGATACGGCTGCCTTTAAAGCAATAGTTGAACTTCTTGGCGAAGATATCAGGCATGAGGAACTTGCCCTGAAGAAAAAAGAACTGAAACTCAAAGAAGCTTCCATTCAGAAAAACACTCCCGAAGTCACCGAAGAACCCATGCTTTACAAAGCACTTATGGAGGATGACGAATGACCTTTACAAAATTATCCCAAAAGCAAAAAACTGTTTTCAAGTGGTGCTATAAAGGCGATTACAATGCTATAATCTGTGACGGTGCAGTACGTTCGGGGAAAACTATCTGCATGATTACTTCCTTTATCCTCTGGGCTATGAAAAGCTTTGACGGGGCTGTTTTCGGTATCTGTGGCAAAACTGTCCGTTCGGCAGAACGTAATATCGTAATGCCTTTGCAGACTATCGTTGACATTACTGCTTATTTCAAGGTTACATACACCCGTTCTGTAAATATGCTGACGGTTGAGGGCATGGGAAGAAAAAACACTTTTTATGTTTTTGGCGGCAAGGACGAATCCTCATATACGCTTATTCAGGGCATCACCTTAAGCGGCGTGTTCTTTGATGAAGTAGCACTTATGCCTCGTTCCTTTGTGGAACAGGCTGTTACACGTACCCTGTCTGTTGAAAAAGCAAAGCTGTGGTTTAACTGCAACCCTGACAATCAGTTTCACTGGTTTTATACCGACTGGATTTTAAAAGCTGATGAAAGAAATGCTCTGCATCTGCATTTTCTCATGTCGGACAATCCTACCCTCTCTCCTGCTCAGCTTGAACGGGCTGAAAAGCAGTTTACGGGGGTATTTCACGACAGATACATCAAAGGCTTATGGAGAGCTGCTGAGGGCATTATTTACGAACAGTTTACAAACAATGTGGCGGATTTCGTGATTAGTGCTGTACCCCGAGATATTATGTATACAGCTATCGGCTTTGACTTCGGTGGGAACGGTTCGGCTCATGCCGGAGTATGCACAGGCTTTACACCGGGACTTCGCAGAACTATTGCACTTGAAGAATATTACAGAAAAGAGATTATTTCACCCTCTGTTCTCTATGATGATATGATTGCTTTTATTCTGCGTTGTCAGGAACAATTCAATGTATATGACATTTACCTTGACAATGCAGAAACAACTCTTATCAGAGGATTTAAGACTGAAATTGCAAAAAGGAAAATCCCGATAAATGTTCATAATGCAAGAAAATATGAAATACTGGACAGAATACGTTTTACAAATCTGCTTATGTCACAGTACAGATTTTCAGTTACAGAAAAATGTCCTCATCTGATTGAAGCTTTTCAGTCAGCTGTGTGGGACAGCAAACAGCAAAAGGATGTACGTCTTGACGACGGCAATTACAATATTGACAGCCTTGACGCTTTTGAATACAGCGTTGAGAAAAACATGAAAAAAATTATTGAGATTGGAGGTCTTTCCGATTAATATTACAGCTATAAAACAGGCTTTTCCTGATACGAATATTCCCGATGTTGAAAGTTATTACAACACTCATATTGAGGAATGGAAGAATATATTTGAAAACAATCCTCCGTGGAAAAAGGTGAAGATATGCGGTCTTTACAAAAAGGGTGACCGTGACATAAATCGCCTTAATGTCGGAAAGGTCCTTTGCGACTGTTTTGCGGATTTAAGCTTTGCGGAACAATGCGAAATCACCCTTGATGATAAAGAATATCAGGAATATGTTGAAAATGTCCTTGAGCAGAACGGCTTCTGGGAGAATATGCCGGAAACTATCAGCAACGCTTATGCTTTAGGCGGCTGTGCTGTTAAGGTTTTTGTGAAGAAAGGCTTCCCTGCCATTGATTTTGTACACGGTGATAAATTCCTTCCTGTGGAATGGAATGGTAAAAACGTCACCGCCGGAGCATTTGTAACTGTCACACGCAGAAATGATTATTATTACACCCTTGTGGAAATGCAGAAAACAGGGAAAGCAATGTACAAGCTTTTCCGTTCTGCCAACTCCTCATATATCGGTACAGAATGTAATTTATCCGAGCTTTACAGCTTCAGTGACAGCACCGACTATAAGTCGGATGTACCTATGTTTGCGTATTTCAGGCCATGCGTTTCAAACAATGCTGAATATGATACTCCTCTTGGCATGAGTATCTACGCAAATTCCGTTGATACTCTCAAGGCTCTTGATACTACATTCGACAGCTTTGCAAGAGAATTTATCTTAGGCAAAAAAAGAATTACCGTTCCTTCATCAGCAATTCAGACGGTTATTGACTCAAAAACAGGTAAGCTTGTACAATACTTTGATACTGATGATGAGGTTTTTGTGGCACTGTCAGCAAATGAAAGGGATGAGCTTAAAATTACTGATAATACGACAAATCTCCGAATAGCAGAGCATGTTTCAGGTATCAATGCACTTCTAAATATTCTTTGTTTTCAGGTAGGACTTTCAGCCGGTACACTCTCCTTTGACGCTGTACAGGGCATGAAAACCGCCACAGAGGTTGTATCTCAGGACAGCAAGACGGCAAGAACAATAAAGTCAAATAAAAATCTCCTTACGGAAATGATTGAAACTATTGTACACGCAATTATTGCGGCAGGTATTCACTGCGGACATCTTACTAAAAAGAATTACAGCGTTACAGTAGGATTTAAAGACAACATCATCATTGATGACAATACGCTTATTGATAATAATATAAAGCTTGTACAGGCAGGTTTGAAATCCAAAATCAAGGCAATTATGGAAGTCCAGAAGTGTGATGAAAAAACGGCGCAGGAGGAACTTAAACGCATTATCAAAGAACAGGATGTATCCGGGCTTTCGGTAGATGATTTTTTAGGCGGTGACGAAAATGACCAAACTGGAGCTGATGAACCACAGTCAGGGCTTGAGTGATTTATTTACAGGTCTTGAAACAGACCTTATTGCCAATATTGTGGAATATGTAAAGCATGGTGATTTAAATGCTTCAACTCCACAATGGAAGATGAAGCTTATGGCACAATTATCAACACTTGACAAAGCCAATATAAAAACAATAGCGCAGTATGCAGGACTTGCACCGGATATGCTTTCCAAAGCACTTGAAATCGCCGCACTTACTGCTGTTGAGGAGCTTGAACCGGGCTTTAAAAAGCTTGCGGAGGAAAATATTATAAAAGGTTGTGATATCCCCATTGAGGAAACTATGGCAAGGTCGCTTGTTACATACAATAAACAGGCTGTAAACTCTCTGAATATGGTAAATACAGTTATGAGATACAAGGCTAAGACTGCCGCACAAAAGCTTATAAATCAGACTGCCGAGCTTGCCGACAAGCAATCATTTCTGAATATGCTCAGCAAAGCCACAGGCAAGGTTGTAACGGGTGCTGAAAGCAGACAGGCTGCCATGCGTCAATGTATTAAGGAAATGACCGACAAAGGCATTCCTGCTTTTGTGGATGTGGCAGGACGTGAATGGTCGCCGGAAGCGTACATCAATATGGATATCAGAACTACTGCAAACAATGTTGCTCATCAGGCACAGTTTGACAGAATGGATGATTACGGACTTGATTTGCATGAAGTTTCAAGCCACTTTGGTGCAAGACCAAAATGTGCAAAGGACCAGGGGAAGATTTTCAGCCGAAAAAATAAGTCAGGCTATACAACAGATTTGCATGGCAGAAAAATAAGATATTACCCCTGGAACAGTTCAAGCTACGGAGAGCCTGACGGCATTTTGGGAATAAACTGCGGACACCATATTTATCCGTTTACACCGGGTATTTCGGTACAGAGATACTTTCCGTATAATGAAGAAGAAAATTCAAAAGCCTATTCCCTCTCCCAAAGACAGAGAGAGCTTGAAAGACGTGTAAGAAAGTCAAAGCGTGAGTGCGCTTCACTTGATACACTGGGTGATACAGAAGGTTTTTACAAGGCTTCACAGACACTTAAACAAAGACAGCAGGCTCTTAAAAAATTCTGTGCAGACAATAACCTCCCTGTCAGAACCGACAGAACGGCTGTTGTGGGATATAACAGAACTGTTGCGGGGAAGGTAAGAAAATCTGTTGACAAATCAGAGAAAAGTGATATAATAAAAACAGAGATAGAAAAAGGCAATATTAAACTTGAAATAAACCACGAAAAACAGGCTCGTCATATAAAAGGCGAACCCGAATTCAAAGAAGGTAAAAGCTACCTTACTATCTCTGAAAAAGAAGCACAGGAAATTATCAACGCTAAAAGCGGAACAGGAATACCTGTATTTGATAGAAACGGCAAATGGAAAAATAAAGAGCTGGTTGATTGCGGAATTGAAATTGGTGTTGATGTAGATGGTAAAACAAAAAAAGAAACGCCAACAGATAAAGCTACAATTCACTATTCAAAAACAGGAACTCATTTAGTTCCGAGAAAGGAGGAAAAGCATGATTAATTTGCAGGATTATTTATTTAATGATGTGATATTAACTGACATTGATAATAAGCAGTGGAAAGGACATGTCTTTTCTTTCCATGATGCAGATGATAATGAAGATAATGAAAATTCTATTACATTAAAAATTCCTGATAACAAAAATTTAATAGAATTTACAGAATCGGAAATTAAATCAATAAAAATTGCATAACATTTAAACCGTCCATAAGGGCGGTTTTCTTATATCCAAATTTAAGAAAGAAGTGAGTGATATAATTGAATTATATAATGGCGATTGCCTTGAAATAATGCAGAATATTCCTGATAAATCAATAGATTTAGTTTTATGCGACCTTCCTTATGGTTTTACCGACTGTAAATGGGATAGTGTTATCCCCTTTGAACCATTATGGGAACAATACAAACGGGTTTTGAAAAATAAAGGCGTTGCAGTTTTATTTGGAAATCAGCCATTTACAAGTAAATTGATAAATTCAAATATTTCTGATTTTTCACACATTTGGTACTGGAATAAAAACAATGTAACAGGCGGTTTAAATGTAAAAAAGCAACCTTTGAGAAACATTGAAGAAATTTCAGTATTCGTTTGTAATTCTCCGAGTAAAAATAATCAGGGTTTACATAGCAATTTAAGAAAATACTTTTTTGATGAATTGGAAAAAAGCGGACTGAAAAGAAAAGACGTTGACAGTATTTTAAATTGTCAAATGTCAAGTCACTATTTTACGTGGGGACAACAGTTTGCTATTCCGTCAAAAGAAAATTATGAAAAATTGCAGGCAGCAACGGGACATTTTCAAAGACCGTATGAAGATGTTAAAACAGAATATGAGGGCGGAAATGTCAAAAGTGCAACATATAACCCACAGGGCGTGCGAGAGCTGGAAAAACCAAAAATTAAAATTGAACATAAGGGTAATCAAGGATCTGTTTACTCCGGGGTTAAACCTAAAACATACAAGCAGACAAAAACAGGTTATCCGACTACATTGTTAAAGTTTGACGGTGTGTGTGTAAGCGGTAAAGACCGCTTACACCCTACACAAAAACCCGTTGAATTACTTGAATACTTGATAAAAACATACAGTAATGAGGGTGAAACGGTTCTCGACAACTGTATGGGTAGCGGTTCGACTGGTGTGGCATGCGTGAATACAAATCGAAACTTTATTGGAATAGAACTAGACAAAAAATATTTTACTATTGCAAAAGAACGTATTGAAAACTTGATATCAAAATAGTTCACAAGCACTTCAGAAGAGGTGCTATTTTTATACCCAAATG